GCCAGCGCCAGGCTCACCTGCTGCCCGCTCAGGCTCAGCCCCGTGTTGCCGACGGTCACCGGAGCGTGGTGCGCGCTTGGATTTACGATATGCGCATCATACGCCGATTTAAACGCCGAGATATCCACCCCATCAATTTGTATCCCCGTCTCCACCAACAAATTGCCGGTAATGCTCCGGCTGCCATCCCGCAGCAACGCATCCGGATATTGCGACGCATCCAGCGTCCCCGTGTGGTGCGGTCCATTTAAATTATGCGGCGATGGCGCAAACGGACCTCCACCCCCGCCCGCCGCCTCGATCCACCCTACGATCGTCGGCTTGATCGCGCGCAAAATCTCGCTCGCCTCGATCATTTCACCCTCAGCATATCGCTCGGCTTGTCTGCCCCCAACGGCGTGTAGCGCGTTTTACCGCTGTTGCCATCGTATTCCGCCCACTCGACAAATACCCGCGTCGGCGCCGACAATAATTCATTTTCCAGCACAGGCGCCTCTTTTAGCATCGCCCAAATACCCACCCGGCAATGTTCCGCCTCATCCGGCGCGTCGATCTGATTGTTCAACGTCCCGTCATTTAATAAATAATAATGCTCGTTTTCGACGTATGCCGGCTCCTCGAAAATCCGCACCTGCAGCCGGGCATTGATCTCCATCAGCATGCGCAGATTGTTATCCGTGCCGCGCTCCAGGTGTTTCTCGACCTCCGCCAGCGCCGTCGTCAGCCCGTCCCGATATTGATTTGTAAAAATCCCGCTGCTCACATCGACGTGTATGTCATCCAAAAATTGCGCCGCGTCTGTCAAGACGCGCTCGATCTGCGCGCTGGTCTCCTCCACCCCACCCACCTCGAAATTTAAATCCGCGCTCACCGCATCCCACGTCCCATCGTATTTTTGCAGCGTCCCATACGCATAACCCAGCCCCTCATCCGTCTGCAACATATAATAATTGCTCGCATCCAGCGCCCCCGTCCGCTCGACCTGGAAATGGTACGTCGTGCTCAACGCCAGCAGCACGTCGCTCGCCAGATCCGCATAAATCCACGCCAGCCCCGTGCTCACCTCGCTCGCCGCGATCTCCACCTGCCCCAGCAACGTCCCGGGGACGCCGCCGCTGTCGCTATATAACCCGATCCGCAGCGCATCCGCCGGGCTGCCCTCCACCCGCGCCTTGACCCCCAGCCGCCGCGCATAAAACGCCTCGCCCCCGGAGAGCTGCAACGATTGCGCCAATTTTTGATCATCCGTCCCGTTGCCCAGTGTGTGCGCGGTGCTCCCCGCCTCGAAATTCTCCAGCCCCGCCTGCCTCGCAAAATACTCCCACTCCAGCGTATGCCACCAGCCCCGGCAGATCAAACGCCCGCCCGCCTCGCCCGCCGCGCCAAACTCGTAATCCACCCACGCCCGGTATGTTTTTGCCAGCAAATTATCCCGCGCCGCCTCCGCTCCGGCGGTGTCCACGTCGGCCTCTGAAAAAATTTTCTCCCGCTGTCCAAACACCGCCACGCTCTGATCATGCTGCGCCCAGGCCGTCTGCGCCTGCGTCCCCACCCCGCTGCGTCCCGCGTGTACGTGGTTATACAACACACTGGCGCGGTTGATCATCGCCCCCAACGACGTCTGCACCCGCAACCCCCCAGAAGTTGTAAACTCCACCCCCTCGACCCACCCCCACCATACCTCGCCCCCAACCGGGCCGAAAATCAGCTCCACTGGGCAGCGCAAATAATCCAGCAGCATCCACAACGCCGCGTCATCCCCGCTCACCGGGATGCTCGCTTTATCCGGCCCGAATTTCGCATCGAACGAATACGTCGGCCGCCCCACCCTCACCGGCGGCTCGAACTGCTCCGCAAAATCGCGCCCCCGTATCCGCAACCCCCACAAATTCTCAGCCGGCGTCTCGCTCATGGCGCCGCCATTCATGGCGTCCGTACCCGCCGCCGGTAATACAAACGCGCCGTAAACTGCCGGTCCAGGTACATCTCCCCCAGCGCCTCGTCGAAAATAAAATAATAGATCTGCTCCAACCCCGGAGACAAACGCAGCGGCGCTCCATACGACGTCCACAGCGTATATTTATTACTGGAGCCATCCAGCGCATACACGTACCGATCGATATCATCGACCACCAGCGTCTCGCCGGCCTGCAGCCCGCCGCCTAATTGATTTAATTTCTTAAATCCATCCAGCGGCATCAACACCAACATATCCGCATCCAGATACTGCGTCCCGCTGATCGACCTCCCATACATCACAAATGTCGCATTTTGCAGCGTGCTCAGACCCCCCAGCTGTGGAGGTAGCTGGATATCGCACATCGATTGCAAATTTTTATCCGTGTCCAGGCGCACCTCCGCCGAGCTCCACAAGATCGATCCGCCGTTGGACAGCGCGAACCGCACATAGCCATCCGGCGGCGCCAGGTACCAGCGCGCGATGATCCGAAATTTCAAACCCCCGTAAGAATCCGGGTCCACATTCCATGTCGCCAGCAGCGCCTCGCTCGTATTGAGCGTAAATCGTTTGTATTGCCCCCCCGAGGCCAGGTCCGTATCGATCCCCGAATACAACGTTCCTCCTCCTGCGTTCTCGAACTGCAGCATCATATTCGTCTGCGTCGTCGCAACGGTTTTATGCCCCAGGAAGATATTCCGGAACGCCACCTGCGCCCCATTCTCGTTTTCCAGCGTCAATCGCACCCCCGCCTCGATCTCGCTGATTGCATTCGCCGCGCTCACATTAATCCAATTCGCCCGCGTGATCGTCACGTTATCGTCATTCCACACCGCCAGCCCGCCCGTCCCGGCCCCGGCGTGATTGCTGATGCTCAGCTCCTGCTCGACGTTCTCCTCGAAATAATCCTCCCGCTCCAACCGCACAACCATCTCAACCTGCAAATCGGCCCATTCAAGCCCCCGCGCCTGCGGCCCCCAATAGACCTCCCCTCCCAGGATCGGCGAGCGCCAGGTTTTCCCGCTCCCGCTCGGCGTGTACACGATATATGGTTTCACGCCAATTTTTTTCTGCTCGAACCGCGCCCCCTGCACCAGCTCCGCCCCGACCGCCCGTTTGGCCGCCTCCAGCTCATCCGCCGTGCCGCTCACCAGCACCCGCAGCAGGTCCACCCCGCCCGGCTGCGGCTCGTACTCCAACACCCGATAATAACTGGCAAATAAATTGATCGTCTGCATCCCTACGATCGAGATTGCGTGTGCCATTAGCGTAAAATCTCCTGCATGCGCGCCAACACCCGCGCCGCCAATATCTCGATATCCACCTGGTCGCGCACAAATACCGGTCCATCGAAACTCAGCCGTATTTCCGCGGCTTGACTCATCCTCCCCCGGTTCTGGTTCCCCAGCCCGCTGTCCACCCGCACCGTCTCCGGCATCCCCCGCTCCCCCACCAGCAACCACGTCGGCGCCGTCACATACAGCTCACCCCCCAGGGCTTCTTCTCTTTCTCCGCCAAGCCTCCCCCCTCCGGACCCGCCTCCGCCGCCCTTCGGCGAAAACCCCGGATCGTTGTAATTCACGGTCACATCCACCGTCCACTGCTTCTCCGTGACCGCCACCAGCTTGTCCCACACACTCCCATCCCCCCCCTTCACCAGGTCCTGCACCGCCGTCAGGCTCATCCCCAACGTATCGCTGATAAACCACTCCGTCGTCGTAATCGTCGCCATCGCCGCCTCGATGCCGTCCGTCCCATTGATCAGCGCCAGCGCCTCCTCCAGGCTGATCCCCAGCGTCTGCGAAATATTCGTCGCCGCCGCGCTCACGTCGATCTCCCCCAGCTCCGCGCTCACATCCTGCACCGCAACAAATAAATTTTTCGTGAATTCATCTGCCTGCTCCGGCGTTATTTTTTTCTGATCCAGCGCCGTCTGGATCGCCCCGAACGCCTCCTCGAAACGCCCCCCCGTCGCCATCATCCACTCCAAATCCTTGATAAAATTGCCAATCGGGCTGGCGATGCTCCGATCGATCCCCTCTAAAAATGCCTGTACCGGCTCGTTTGCTGCCTCCGTTTTTTTGCGCAACGCCTCCACCGCCGCCGCCGCCCCCTCCAGCCCCGCCTCCGTCTCGTACAGCGTATCCGCCCAATCCCGCCCCGCCCCGTGCGCCTCCTGCGTCGCAATCCGCTGCTCCCGGATCGCCGCCGCCGCATCCACCGCCCCCTGCACAACCGGCGGATAGGCCCGCGCCAGCGCATTCAGCCGGTCGATTTCTGTCAGCTGAGCACGGGTCAAACCGGTCTCGGCCTCGCGCAAAATCCAATACACATCCACCGCATCCAGCACCCCCCGCCGCAACGCCTTGTACAGCTCCAGCCCCTCCTGCCGCGTAATATTCCCCGCGATCACCGCCGCATCGATATCGTTATTCACCTGCAGCCATTTCGTCATCGGCTGCAGGAACCCACCCATCTGGCTCGCCAGAATCGCCATATTATCCGTGTAATTTTTCAGTTCCGCGTTGAACGACCGGAAATCACCCGCCGCGCTCTCCGCAATATCCCCCACCCGCCCCAATTGCGCCTCCGCCTGCTGGATGAACGCCAGCTTGAACGCCTCGTCCGCCGCATACCCGGATTCCTTCAGCTTATTCACTTTCTCATCGAAGCCATCGACACTCACCCCCAGCTGGTCGAAGCGCGCCTTCGTCCGGTTGGTCAGCGTCAGCACCACCTGGTTCATATCCATCCCCAGGCGCCCGATCACCGTCGTTAACCGCACCGCCTCATCCCGCGTCTTCGCCAGCCCCAGGCTCATCAAATCGCCCGCCCCCGCGATCAGAGTCGCATCGTCAACCAGCCCTTTCGTCGCCTGACCGAGATCCCGCAGCAGCGCATCGCCCGTAACACCGACTGTTTGCGCCAGTCGGTCGAACTTATCGCGCGCATAATCCAGCTCCGCCCCCGCCTCCGCAAACTCGAACGCTTTTTTCGCCGCCAGCCCCACCGCCGCCAGCCCGATTCCCACTTTCGCCAGCGCCCCCAGCGTCGCCTGGTACTGCGCCTTCTCATCCGCCGCCGCCTGCCGCAGCGCCTCCGCCCGCTGTTTCTCCAGCCGCATGTGCGCCCGCGTCTGTTGCGTCCAATCCTTCGAAAATGCCTTAAAGCGCTTATCCATCTCGGATAAGCCCTTAGTCGCCTCCGTCTCCCCGCTCCCCGTTTTTTTACTCCGAATAATCAGATCTAAATTAGAATTCGCCATCTATAAATTCCAAATTCGAAATTGCAATTTTCAAATTCACTTCCTATACGTCGGGTGCTCGGCCCGGCGCCGCGCAAAAATCGCCTCGATAGCCTGCCGCTGCGCCGCCCACGCCGAGCGCGCCTGCGCCCCCGCCCCCACCGCCTGGATCGCATCCAGCAGCGTATCGTCCAACTCATCCACCTCCCACGGCGCTACAAACGCCCCCCCCAGCACCCGGTTCACCATCTGCGCCAGAATAATCCGGCCCACCAGCGCATCGCCCGTGCCGCCCTCCTGCGCTAACTCCCGGACGGCGGCCTCGCTCCGTTTTTTGCCATCTCCCGGTAATCCAGGATCACATCCAGCGTCCCCCCCACCAAAAACGGCCATAAACCCGGGTCGCTATCCGCCGCATGCTCCAGCACCTGCTCCACCTCCTCCACCGACCAATGCGTCTCCGCCGCCTCCCCCTGGCTCCAATTCTCCGCCAGCCACGCGACGATCCGCTTCATCAACCCATCGACCTCCCGCAAATGCGCCTCAATCTCTCCCTCCCCCTCTCCCTCTGGGAGAGGGGCCAGGGGTGAGGGCCCCTGGGAGAGGGCTGGGGTGAGGGCCGCCAGCGCACGCCGCGCCTCCAACAGCTCCCGCAGCTTCCCCCGGCTCGGATTCGCATGCACCCACACCACCGCCTCCCCATACTCCGGCGCATACTCCGCCAGCCTCAACGGCCTCACAATCTTCGGAATACTGATCTTCATCCTGCCTCCATTCAAAATTCCAAATTCGAAATTTCAAATTCCAAACTGAAATCTCAAATCGCCGCCACATCCGTCGTCACATTCACATCCAAAATTTTCGCCCCCGTCGCATCGTACTTACTCGCCAGCACAAACGTATCGATATTGTTGCCCCGGTCCTCCTGCGCCATCGGCACCGCCTCCGTAAAAATCCCCCCCACATCGATGCTCAGGCTGTGATTATCCCCCGTCCCAATCTGCGACCCCGTCAACAGCAGCCGCGCCGCCTGGAACGTCTTCGCCCGCATCGCATCCCACAACGCATCGCTCGTCGCCCCCCGCTCCAGCGTCAGCGCCATCATCGCCGAAATAAAACCCTGCCCGTGCGTGTTGAAATATTTATTCGCATCCCCCAACATTTTCGGGTGCGCCCCCGTCAAAATCTCGATATCGAAGCCTCGCAGCACGCCCGTCTTCTCCGTCACCCCGATCCCGGCCCAGGCCGTATCGAGGTACAACCGCGCCGTTTTCGCCGTCATATATTCGGCGCTCGGCGCCGTCAGCGCAGGCGTAAACGTCGTCGCCGTGTGCTGCCGCCCGAAGTAATCCACCTCAATCGCCACCGGGCTCTCCCCGCCCTGCGTCTGCGCAATCTGCCCGCTGATCCGCAGGCGCTCGAACATGCAGTACTCCGTCTCATACGCCTGCGTATCGTCCCCCTCCTCCAGCGTAAACGAGTTCAGCGCATTGCTCCCCGTCAGGCTGGGCAGGAAGGCCCACAACCAATCCGCCTGGCTCACCGTTTGCTCAACCGGCGTAATCCCCCCTCGTAACCCGCACGAAAACAGCAGCGGCAGCGCCTGGAAATACCCAGTCGTAAACCGCAGCGTATCCTGCACCAGGTACTGGTAAATCACCTCATCGCTGCTCATCCCCCGTACCCCCAGCGCCGCCGGAATCTGCACCGGCGCCCGGTCCGGCTTCAGCGCCTTCGGGTCCGCCAGCAACATCGTATCCGCCGCCACCGCCGTCCCATTCACCGCCTCCACCCCAAACTGGAATTTCTGAGCCCATCGATTCGCCATCACAGCCTCCTAATCAAATCTCTAAATCGCAATTTCCAAATTTCAAATTTCAAATTCAAACTTCCAAATCCTCGGCCTCATCACCCGTTGAAAGTTCAACCTTCAACGTTGAATTTTTAACCTTCCTATACCTCCCCGCCCGCACCGCCTCCGCCAACAGCTCCTCCACCCCCAGCCGCCGCGCCTCCGCCTCCGTCATCCGCCGCGCCAGACCCGGCACCCCCCGCCCCTCCCCCACAAACTCGTAAATTTTCTCCACCATCGCGCCTCCTACCTGATTCGAATTTTCTTTCCCCCTCTCCCTTTGGGAGAGGGCCGGGGTGAGGGCGCCAACTCTGTGAGTTGGCGGGGTGAGGGCAGACTAGCTCACCGTCAAACTCAACCCCTCCTTAACATCCAACCGGAACACAATCCCGCTGTGCAGCGCATCCCCATACATCACCCGCCCCGGACCGCTATACCACGTCTGCGGCGGACTCACCGGCATACAATGCGCCACCCGTCCCCCCAGCCGGATATCCCCCGCCACCGCCTCCAAAACCTTTTTAATAAACGGCACCCCCAGCCCCAGCGCCTCCGGCAGCACCTGGTTCGCCAGATACAACGTCACCTGCACCTGGTGGTGGCTGATATTCACCCCCCCCGCGCTCACCATCTGATCGCCCGCCACCGGCAGCACAATCATCGACGGAAAAACAACGATCACCCCCGGCAAATCGTTATAAATATGCACCTGCTCCACCCCCTCCACCCCCTCCAAAACCGTTTTCAACGCCGGCATCCAATCCTCAATCGCCATAATTAATTTCCAAATTCCAATTTGCAATTTTCAATTTGCAAATTCCAAATCCGTGTAATCCGTTCTCATAATCCGTTGTCAGCAATTCCAAATTCACAATCCGTTCTCCATCGCCTCCGCCAACCGCTCCAACATCCCCTCGAACAACGCCAGCACCCCATTCCGCGCCTTCTCCCACCCCCCTCGCAAATACCGCCGCCCGCGCGTCCCCCGCCGCGCCATCGCCCGCGCAATCAAAAACGCCGAACTCGCATCCACCCCCATGTTTGCGCGCAAACGTCCCACATTCGGCCAACCGCCGCCCCTCCCGAACTCCACCACCCCCGGGTACGCCTCCTCCTCCAACGCCGTCCCCACCACCCCATCCACCGCCGTCGCCGCCAGCGTCCGCACCTCCCCCTCGATCGACCCCGCCAACCGCCCGCTCAACCGCGGCGTCAGCGGCTCCACCTGCCCCACCACCAGCGCCACCGCCGCCTCCATCGTCGTTTGCAGCTCCCGGGTTACTACATCAGGAAATGCCTCGAATGCCGCCAACTGCTCCGCCAAACCCACAATATCGACCGTATAATCGATAAACTCCGTCCCATAATGCCCTCTGTGCCGAAAACTCGTCTTCAACGCCATAATTAATTCCAATTTTCAAATTTCAATTTTCAAATTCCAATATCCGTGTACTAAAATTCCAAATTCCAAATTTCAAATTCAAAATTAAATCACCACACATACATCTGCAGCAACTCCTTCGCTTCCGGATCCAGACTTTTAATCCAAAACATCTGCCCCAGGTCCGCGTTCGCCCGCGCCTCCCCAAACCCCTGGAACCCCCGCTCCAATTGTCGCACCGCCTGGATAATACACGCCTGCTGCACCGGCTCCGGCGCCCGCCAGCTATAAATCGCCGACCCCAGCGCGTGCGCCGCCGCCGTCGACCCATTCCGCCCCCGCACCGCCGTCAGCACATTCGTATCGCTGTTTGCCGCCGCAATCTCCACGTACTCGCTCTCGATCTTCGCCAGCCGCCCCGCCTGAAACCTCGGCGCCATCCCCCACACATCCGCCCCCGTCACCCCCGCCACCGTAATCGCCGTCGCCGCCAGCCCCAGCGGATCATCCCGCACCGTATCCCCGCTATCGATCCACGCCTCCTCCCGCTCATCCGCATACCCCCACACCCCCACCACCCGCACCGAACGCTGCCCAATCGGCCACGCCCCCAGCGTCTCGCTCAACCGCGACACCACCAGCCGCGTCCAGCTCCGCCCCGAGTTATAATCCCCCTCCACCGTCGCATAATAATCGCTCGCCGTCAACTCCGTATACGTCTCCCCCTCATCCTCGCTATACGCCACGCTCGTAATCTCCAGCAGGTCCGGCACCGCAATTTCAGATTTTCCACCCCCATCGAAATACCGCGTCGCCAGCCGCGGGAAGAACACCCGCCCGCAATAATTATCCACAAACCGGCTCACCCGCTCCGCCAGCCGCGTCAAAATCGCATCATATTTCAGCGTCGAACTCTGAATCCCGTCCGGCATCGCCTGCTTAATCTCAATCGGCGTCACATACAAATTCGGCATCTCTCAAATTCCAAATTCTAAATTCCAAATTTCAAATTTCAAATTGAAAATACCCGGACCGGAAGCTAGTTCCGGTCCGGGCCTATATTAAACGACCTCCACCACCGACGCCAGATCGGTCTCCGGCGCATAGCGCGCATAGTGCCCCAGCACCAGCGCCCCCATGTCCGCCCCCGCCGTCCCCAGCGTCACCGTCAGCCGCACGTGCGTAAACGCATTGGCCACATCCAGCTCATCCGACCGGCAATTGATGATCGCCTGCTGGTCGCTGTCTCCGCCTGCCTGCGTCAGCTGTGTGATCGCCTTCCCCGTGATGTCTTTCGCCCCGGTCCCCGACCCGTCCGACGCCTGCTCCAGTTTGGCGTCCACCGTCCCGGTCGCCGCGATCGTCCCCACCTGCACAATCGCCTGGATCGCATCGTAATCGATCATCGACACCCAGCCCGTGGAATAGGCTGCTGCCGCGTATGCATCCGGGTCGATCACCCCCGCCAGCACCGCCGCCTCACTCGGTTTAACATTTGGATTTCCCATGCTATTGCTCCTATCTAAATTCCAAATTCAAAATTGCAACTCTACGCTTCCTACGCCCTGGCATCCAGCACTACGGCATGGCTGCGCGTGCTCGAACCCTTGTTCGGCGATACCGCCGCGCTCAGGTACGGCTGCCCGTTCATGCGGAATGTCCAGCGGAACGCCTCCAACCCGTAGTCAAAATACAGGTGCATCGAGCTGGCGAACTGCACTCCGCCATCGCTCGTGATCGCGTAATACCCCTGCCGCAGATTCACCAGTTGGATATCGCCCTGGTCTCCCACCGTGCTGGCGTGCTCGGAAAAACGCACCGGCCTCCCCAACAATAGCCCGCCCGGCGCATTCACAAAACCCGTCGCCGGCGGCGTCCAGATCGGCTGGTCGCTCAGCGTCATCGTCAGCAGTTGCGGCAGCGCGTCCTGGTTGATGTACCAGATCGCCCTCGACGCCCCCAGGATGCGTGCGTACATTTTCGCCACGTTCGCCGCCACGATCGTATCCGCTACCTGGCTCGTTTCCTTCGCCACGCTCACCAGGCTCCCCGCATTCATGTACCCCAGCGGCTGCCCCGCGCCGGTTCCCTCCACGATCGCCTGATTGATTTTAAACCGGATCGCCTGACCCGCCTTGCGCGTCAATCGCGATCGCAGCCTGGGCGCATCCGCCAGCAATTGCTCCGTCGCCGTCACAAACGCGTACAAATCGTGCAGCCGCATCTGTTCCGCCTCTGTCACCAGTTTGCTCGGCGTCATCTGGCTCGCCTCCGCGCGCCAGCGCGCCTGCACCCCGGTCGATCCCCACGGCGTGGATTCGTCCCGCAAAAATTCCACCGCGTTGGAGCCGGTCGGCTCGTTGTCGGTCTCCACCAGCAGCGCGTCCTCCTCCAGCGCCACCTCCCAGATCTCCTGGCGGAACGCCGGCGGCACCATCCGCCCCTCCCCCGACCCCGTTTCGTAATGATAATCCGTCGGCGCCGCGCCGATGAACAGCCGTTCATCCCGCGCCCCGCCCGGCGTATACAAATCCCGCACCGCCAGCGCAAAATCCGCCACGTCCCGGAACCCTCGCCGCGGGTCGTCCTCGCTGCGCTCCCGCATCTGCCCGATCTGCTGCCGCGGCAGCGCCTGCGCCGTCCGCTCACGCTCCCGCCGCTGCTCGTGCCGCTGGATCTCCGCTGCAATCGCCTCCAGCCGTGCGTTGATCTCGTCATCGCGCGCTTTCTCTGCCTCGCTCAGCTCACGGTTCTCCCGTTCAGCCGCCTCGAAGAGCGTTTTTCCATCGCTGATCAGCTCGGCCCGCTCCTGCAGCAGCGCTTTATATTGTTGACTCTCGTTCATCGTTCACCTCGCAAAAAAATGTCTATAAACGCAATACCTTGCGTTTTTATACGATTGTTCGTCGGAACATATCCACAACGGGATCGACGGACCCCGTCCAAAAATCACCTCTGGCTGTTCAGCCGCAACCGTCGCTTGCGCAGATCGATTGCACTCGCTTCCGCTCTCGCCATATCGGATTCGGCCGCCTCCGCGCTCGTGCGCCGTCCATTTCCACGCACCCCGCGCAATCGCTCGATTGTCTCCTCCAACGTGCCCACACGATCGGCCATCCCTAGTTGCACGGCCTGCCGCGCCCCCACCACCCGCCCCTCGCCAAAACCGTCCCGCACCTCCGCCACGCTCACCCCCCGGTTGCGCGCTACCGCCCGCGTAAACAGGCTGTACACCTCCCGTACCCGCTCCTCGATCGCCGCGCGTGCCGCCTCCGTCAGCGGCTCGTATGGATTCCCCCCCGTTTTATATTTTCCCTCGCTGATCAGCGTCATTTTGACGCCCAATCGCTCCAGTTCGGCGCTATGCTCCTCGTGTACCGCCAGCACCCCAATCGACCCCACCTCCCCGCTCGGGCTCACCACCAGCTCATCCGCCGCCGTCGCAATCCAATACGCCGCGCTCGCCGCCAGGTGGTTGGCCACCGCCGTAATCGGTTTTTTGCCCCGCGCCGCGTAGATCTGCGCGCTCAATTCCTCGATCCCCCCCACTGCCCCGCCCGGGCTGTCCACGTCGATCACAATCGCACTCACATCCGGGTTTTTTAGCAGCGCGCCGAATTCCTTCCCAAATCGCTCCGCCGAGGTCGCTCCCGATACATCCGTCATCATATTCGCCCGCGGAAAAATAGGGCCGAACAATGGCAAAACCGCCACACTCCCCGCGCTGCGCTCCGCCGTCCGCCTGGCCGCAGACGCCGCGCTAATCCTCTGCTCCACCTCCTCCGCCGTCAATTTCTCCCCCGCCGCGTGCCGGCTCGCAATCTCCACCAGCACCGCCAGGCTTCCCGGCAAAATCGCCCACGGCATCTCCCCCATAGCTTGTAAAATCAACGATTTCCTGTCCATCCTGCCTCCAATTCAACGAACTCCCTCTCCCCCCGGGAGAGGGTCGGGGTGAGCGAACCCACAGGGTTCGCGGCGCCCACCAGCCCCACCAGCTCCCTGCTCCGCTGCTCGACCCATCCCACCAGGCCATTCGCTCCATATATCAGCAACCACTCTCGCCCATCATTCGCAAACCGGGCTGCCGTCTCCAACGGAATGCACATCGTCTCCGCCACGAACTCCGCATGCCCTGCGAAAAACTCCTCCACCCCCCGCTCCCACCCCTCCGCCCCGCCATCTCGCCTGTTGACCCGGCTCAGCGCCGCCAACTCCTTCCGCGCCACCCTCCCCGCCGATTCCTGCAGCAGCCGCTCGTAATGCGTCCCCGCCTCCGCTCCCCCCTGCCCCCCGCCTGTCCCCGCCGTAGATCCGACCTGCATATTCAGCGGCCGCATATAATCATCCTCCCCGCCCTCGATCGGGTTCATATTCTCCGCCCGCCGAATCTCGTTCGTTGCCAGCCAGCCCCACTGCCGCCCCACGCTGTACGCGTTATAGCGTTTCTCGATGTCCCCCCGCAGCAGCGCCTCCGTCAAAAACTCCACGAAATATTTCCCGCTCGCCACGATCAGATCTTTGCTGATCAACTGCTGCCAGCGCACCAGCCACGGCATTAGAACATATGTCACATAACCCTGCGATAATTCCCCGATCCCCGTCCCCCACGAGGTCGTTTTGCTCGTCAAACCTACCATATGTGGAGGGATGCGGAACCAGCGGCACACGTCCTCCGCCTGGAATTCGCGCGTCTGCAAAAATTGCGCGTCCTCCGGCGCCAGGCTCACCTGCTGCCACTCCATCCCCTCCTCCAGCAGCCCCATCCGGTGTACGTTCTCCCCCCCCGTCAGCCGCTCCGTCTGCTCCAGCAGCCGCGTTTGCGCATCTTTCGATAAATTTTTCGGGTGTTTCAAAAAACCACCCGGCCTGGAAAAATTGGCAAATAATTTCGCCCCGAACCGCTCCGCCGCCAGTGTCAGCCCAAACGACTCGCGCGCATACCGCACCACCGATACCCCCTCCACCCCATCCAGCGACAGCCCCCGCAGGTGGAAAATCTCATCATCGTTATACGTGCGTGTGGATCCGTCCTTCTCCACCACCTGGTAGCGCAGCGTTTCCTCGTCCACTTCCTCTACCGTCACCCGCTCGGGGTAGATCGGAATTAATTTATCCACCGGCCCCCGTACACCCGGGATGATTTTTGCGTACCCGTTTCCGCGGAACAACGCGTGCATCTGCAGCATATCCACGAACTCGAATGCCGTTTGTTTGCGGTTCGGCTGGTCGTGCAGCAGGCTGTACAGCGGGTGCCCCGTTGCCCGTTCCTTAGCATCGTCATCCATCCGCTCGTAAATAATGCGCGGCAGCATCGCCACCGTCTCTGCAATCAGCCGCCCGCACGCCCACGCCGTCGAAATTTTCAGCGCCCCATCCGCGCTCACCTGCATCCCCGAGGCCGTCACCGGGCTATACGCGTCCGTCCAGAAACGCTCCTCGGTATTCGACAACGAGCCCGCCGCCAGCAACCGCTGCAAAAACGTCATGATTTCTGATCTCCAAACAACGCAATCACCATTAACACCAGACCGGCCAGCATCAGCCCCGCCGGCGCATAAACCAGATACGCCCCCCCCGCCGCCAGGCCGAGCCCCACCGCAAACACCACCAGATTCGCATTAATCCTCGTCATTATTTTGTATCAATCTGCTCGTGCATAATTTTTAACCTTCAACAATTGCAAATTGCAAATTGCAATTTGCAATTAAGCCACCGGCTCCACGCTCTTAATCTCGCCATGCGCCGCCGCCTGCCCCGTCCCCGTGCTCCACGCATAATACCCATACATCCCATACTGCTCCAGGCTCAAATCAAAATGATAATTGCCCACGCCATCCCGCACCAACTCCGCATCCACGCCATACACATACGTTGCCTTCACCCCATCCGGCGGCCTGATCCGCACACTCACCGTCGTCGGATCCACCGCCGCATCGCTCGCATCCGTAAACGCCAGGCTCAATCGAATTAACTTACCCTTCACATAATCCGGCATCTCTCAAAATCCAAATTTCAAATTCCAATTTCCAAATTCCAAATTTCACTTGCTCCCACCGCCAGGCCGTTCACCTCCCCCGCGCCCACCGCCAGGCTGAACCACTCGCCCACACTCACCGCCAGCGCCCCCCGCCGGTCCGCCACAACTATCCCCCCCAACGCAGATAACCAGGCGCCCTCCAGCGTACCCGCCAATCCCCCGCCGATCTGCAACCTCCCGCCCAGCTCACCATATACCCCCGCCAAATCAACCGACACTGACCCGGCCAGATCGATCTCGCCCGCCGAACTAACCGCAACCGCCCCCAGGATCGTCTCAGCCTGCCCCGCGATACCCAAAACACCCGCAGCGCTGACCAAAACCGCCCCCAGCGTGATATCCACCGCCCCCTCGATATCGACCTCGCCGCCCGCAACAACAGAGACCGCCTCCAGCAGCAGCGCCGCGCTGCCTGCAATCGCCGCCGCGCCCGCCGCGCCAAAAACCACATCCCCCAGGGACGCATCCACTGTGCCGCTGATCGGCGCCGACCCGGCCACCCCCGTCGCCGCCAGCGTCGCCGCATCCAGGCTGATACCAGACTCGCCGGCAATCTCCAAATCGCCGCCTGCCGCCAGCGCCGCATCTGCCAGCGTAATAGCCAGCGTCCCATCGATATCTAACGCCCCGCTGCCCGCAGAAGAAATTGCCCCCAACACGCCATCCACCGCCCCGGCGATATCGATCTCGCCGGTAGCGCTTACCGTCGCGTCCGCCAGATCGATCCCGGCCTGCGCCTGGATATCCAGCTCGCCGGTCGCAGAGACCCCGGCAGCCTCTAACGTTGCGGATGTCTGGCCATCGATTGCCGCTGCCCCGCTCGCCTCCAGGGTCGCATCCGCCAGAGTAGTCTCCAGCGCCCCCTCAATCGCGCTCGCCAGCGTGCCCGCCGCGTTCAGCGTCGCCCCACCCAGAATCACATCCGCCGCGCCCTCGATGTCCAGCTCTCCGATTACGGTAGGGGAGACCGCTCCGAGCGTAATGTCTGCCGCGCCGGCTATGTCGATCTCACCCGAGGCGCTGACCGTCGCCGCCGCCAGCGCCTCGCTCAACGCCCCCGCCAGCTCCAGCGTGGCTGCGCCATCCACAGTTACCCCCGCCAGCGTAACCGCCAGCTCCCCGCTGATCCCGCCTCCCGCCACAGGACCAATGTAGGACCCGTCGTCATTGACTATAATCTCATCAACGTAAAACGTCCCGGACCACGTACCCGTTTTAATCGTGGCCCCAACGCTCACATAGCGGGTATTGGAGAATCGTGTATAGTTGTCGATCCCGGTAATCGCGGTTTGCTCAACTCCATCGATCCAGCACTGCATATAACCGTCGCCAGTAGATGGCCCAGTCGCCCGCACCACCCGAATCTCCAGGTAATGCGGCTCATCCGTAATATTGACATAGCGATGCTCCGACCCGCCCGCATCGATCCCCGCGGTAAACAGCGCCTGCAAAACGCCGCCGCCGGTGCGGTAAATCCCTATCGAGCCGTTGCTGGTGCCTGCCTGAGTAGTAACATTGCAAACCTGTATCTCTGTCCCACCCGTAACCCCGTTCGGATCAATATAGCAGCGCATCTGAAAAACGCCGCTCGTGTTATTCGACCCCAGCGCAGCCACACCATACTGCTGATTGGTGTCATTGACCACATTGATATTGCCCTGGCTGCTGCCACCCAGCGCGCCGGCAGCCCCAATGCTCCAATCGCCGCCATTGGTCTGAATCCCGCCATTAAACCCCCACGGCGTCGAACCCTCCAGGTCAAGATCAAAAATAACAGCCATTCAATTCGTCCTACTCCCTCTCCCTTTGGGAGAGGGCTGGGGTGAGGGCCTACCCAACCACCCGAGCATCACGCATTCCCCGCCGTTAGCGTAAACGTCGTAACCGTAAACTGCTGCCCGGCAGCAAAACTGGTATTATCCACCTCCATATCGCCGCCGCCTGCGGTGATGGTCACTGTCCCCTGCATATGACACACCGTCCCGGCGCTATTTTTGAGCCGGAAATGCCCCGCCGTGCCGGTTGCATCCGCGCTGGCGTCCTCCCACGTGCCCAATTTCGCTTTCGCCCCCGCCGCCGCAGCCGCCATAAAATCGGATGGCAGCGTCAGCGTCGCCAGCACCGTCCCGCTATCGGCAGCCGCGCAGTTCGCCGGCGGCGCTCCGCTGCGGATCTCCAGGATTGGCGCCGTGCCAATCGCCGTCTCGATCGCGTCTAACTCGGCATTTCTCACAGTTTCGGAAAATTGTAGAGCCATAAAATCTCCTTCTAACCTTCAAACTTCAACGGGCTCCCGCCCGCTCACAGCAACAGCATCCCCCGCTCCTCATACACACTGCCGCCCTCATGCCGCATGGCCCGGTCCAACGCCATAATCAGCGCCACCATCCCATCGATTTTTTCCCTCGATTTTTCCTTATCCGGCTTGATATTCCCCGCCGGATCCGTTTTCGCCACCAGGTTATCCGCCATCCAACTCAGCACCGGATTATTCCCGTGCGCCAATTTATGATTCATAATCAGCCGCTCCAATTCACGCATCGGCGGCGACATCGATGCAAAACCCTGCCCAAACTGGATCATAAACTCATCCCCGCCCAACTCCATCAACGACTGCGCAATTTTCGTCGCCCCCCAGCGGTCGAATGCGATCTCCTGTAGGTCATACGCCTGCATATCCTCATCGATCTGCGCCAAGATGAAATCGTAATCGATCACATTCCCCGGCGTAGCCGTGATATACCCCTGCCGTACCCACGCCGGATACGGCACCCGGTCGGTTTTCCAGCGCTCGATCATATTTTCTTCCGGGATAAAAAACCGGCACAACACCTGATAGTCATCCTCATCTGCCTGCGGCGGAAAAACCAGCACCTCCGCCGCGATATCGATATTACTGGCCAGATCCAACCCGCCATAACAGGTCCGCCCTCGCAGACCCGCCGCATCCACCGCTTTCCCGCACTGCTTCCAGTGCTCGAACGGCACCCACTTCGTCTCCGATTGCGTCCAGATATTCAAATGCAACCTCTGAAATGCAAACAGCTTGCTGGGGATTTCCCTCGCCTGCTTGGCCAGCCGGCGCATATCGTCCCATTTTTTACTCACCCCCAGGTTTGGGTTGGCTTTCACCCATACAGATTCATCCTCCCAATCGTCATCTTCATCCAGGGTGAAGATGATCCCGAAAAAGCTGTCATCCTCAATCAGTCCGCTCAGCACCTTCTCGGTGTACTCGTGCTCCTCGAAACACAGGCTCTGCCGGTCGAACCCCGCCGTAGTGATCGCAAAAATTAACGGCTGCCTGCGGCTGCCCGTCGCCGTCTCGATCACATCCCACACAGCCCGCGTTTTATGCGCATGCAGCTCATCGATAATCGCCGCGTGCACGTTCAGCCCATCCATCGTATCCGCGTCCGCCCCCAGCGGCTCGTATTTGCTGGCCGAATTCAAAATACTCAGATTGTCCTTGAACACCTGGATTTCTCTACGCAGCGCCGGGCTGGCCTTCACCATGCGCGTCGCCTCGCCGTGAGTGATGCGCGCCTGATCGCGTTTCGTAGCCGCCGTATACACCTCCGCCCCCGGCTCGCCGTCCGCCACCATCAAAAACAACCCGATCCCCGCCGCCTTCGTGCTCTTCCCGTTTTTGCGCGCCACTTCCTCATACGCCGTCCGGAACCGCCGCGTCCCGCGCCCATCCTGCACGCGCCCATCCGGCAGCGTCTCCACCCAACGCTCACTCTGATCCCGGTACCAGCCAAAAATCACCCACAAAATAAACTGCTGCCAGGGCTCCAACTTGATCGTTTGCCCGGCCCACTGCGCCTTGCTGTGCTTCAGCAGGCCAAAAAATGCAATCGCCGTTTTCGCTCGGTCCACATCAAAAATCAAACCGCGTTCAGCGCCGGTCTCCAGATCGCGTACGTGCCTCTCCACCGCCAGGCGCGCCCATTTACACACCACCAGCCGCCCGGCCAGCACGTCATCGATATACTGCTGCGCGCTAAACTCGATCCTATCCATACACCGCCTCGAAGAGCATCTCCGCCAGACTCTGTTCGCGCTCCTGTCCTCCAACCTTGATTTTTACCCTGGCAGCCGGCGTCAGCCCAAACTCCCCGAGGTACCCTCGAAACGCCAGCGAGTTCTCCCTGAACACACTCGCCGCCGGATGTTTTTTGATGCTGCCATCCGCCGTCGTGGTCGTCGTAGCAATCCCCTCACTGATCGTGTATTCTCGCTCCTCATCATCGATGATTTTTTTATGCCCATCCCGAATCATCTCGGCCAGAGCCGCCCTCGCCACTGCATAATGCAGGCTGAGCATCTCCAGCGCCGGCAGATCCGCCTCTGTCAACACACCGGCACTAGCCAGCAATGGCGCCACAGCCCGCCACATCAATTGCGCGTCTTTCGGGAGTTTCCCCTTCGGCACGCGCACATTCACGTCTGGGTATTGCGGCTCCGCGTTATTCAACGGCCGCTTCCCCGGGTTGCCCTGGAGCTGCTTGATTGCCGTCGGTTTCGGTTTCCTACCTGCCATCAAAAAATAGCCTCATTTCGCGGCCACACACGCGTGTTT